AAAAACAGAATTGGGAGCGAAAGTAACAGTAGAACATCAGGCGCTAATTGACTTAGCAAGAGCAGATTTCGAAGTGGCATCTGCCGTAGTTACTAAACAAGAGGATGTAGTTAAAGACTTAGTAGCCGAACGAAAAGTAGTTGTAGATGAGTATAAGCAAAAGATATTAGCCGAATTAGGTGAAATGGATGAATATAAGAATGTAGAAAATCTAAAAGAGATAATCAACAACTCATCATGGCAAGAGATAATGGATGACCTGGCAATTACTGAACCGGATCCAAAGCATGGCATATTCTCTAAAAAGATAGGCAGAAAAGTAAATGGATATAATGTATATAATGCTTGGAAGAATGTTCAGAAGTTAGATAAAGGCATTGCAACCGCACAAAAAACTCTCGATAAGTCCCAAACATCGCTAGATGATTTAGTTAGTGATAACGCTACGCTCTACAGCGATATAATTGCCGCAGGAATCATTAATAGTCCAGAGTTCAAATATCAAGATTTTGCAACTCCAGTATTTGAAAACTTACGAAAAAACAATCCTGAGAAAAATAAAAATATAATATTGGCAGAAGAACTGGGAAGCGACTTTATGAGTTCGCTATCTAATAGTGACTTTGCAACTATACTACGGGCACAACAACAAAATCCTATTACATTCCAACGATTAGTAACAAAAGTAGATAAAGGTGGAATTAGCACACAGAGTTCACAAACAGTTAAAGACCTCGCCACCGCCAAAGAAAAATACTACGAAGCAAAGGCTGGAAAATTGAGTATGATTCTTGCATCTATGACTATTAAGGGTGACCCATATTGGATTGAAGGCCACGAACCGCCATCCGCTAAAAAAGCCAAATTCGGAAACAAAGGAAGTGATAGAATAGCACTAAACACTATGACTAAAATAAATGGATTTCCACATCTAATATTAGAATCTGGAAAAGCAACAGGGACAGATATCAATGATAATATTATAACAGCAAATATGATACTGAGTCTGTACGCAGTAAAATCAATAACAAGTAATTTTCAAAATGGATTATTTACACAGACATTATCTATGGTAAAAAACCCATCAGCAGAGTTCTTTCCTGATGATGAGGTGATGGAAACAACACAAGAACATACAATAAATCCTAACGAAGATACGGGTGGCAATGACAGCACTTATACAACATCATCTGGTCCTGATGACGGAACTAGAGATGATGATGAAAGTGTTTATGGCCCTAATGGCACTAATCAACCATTCATGGCGTTAGGCGAGCAAGTAGTAGATTTTCTTTTATCGCCGCTTAACAGCACACTTGATGAGAAAATGGAAGGAGCAATCACGCACTCTGAAAATATAGACCAAGATACAAAAGACACTCTTGCCGTGAGTGCATTAAATCCAACTGGCGATTTGGGTAAACATCAGGCGCCTCTACTAGATAACATGGTTCGAAGAAACAATGCTCTTTTTTACCTTGAAAACACAAAAGAATTGCGAGATGCATGTGCTACTGGCAAATCGCCAAGTAGTTGCGCCCAAGTAATAGAATCAGAAAACAGTCTACTTGCAACTCTTGGACTCAGTCCAGATGACAAAGGCAAAGCATCTACCGTGACAGCAGTCAATGATTATTTCAACGGTGTTATTGCTAACCCTGCCACTGAGACTGACTTTGTTTTGTCAGAACAAGAAGTGGCGGCATATCAAATTGCTGTAGGTGGAGAATTAAACATTACAGGACATGATCCTGCTGATATCAATAAGATAGTAAAAAAAGCGACTGGAAGTAATTCTGCAAATATTATCGTAGACCAGATTGAGGCTGGAACATATTACAGCAAGGGGGCTATACTAGCAGGCGCAATAGTTGAAAATAGTATACTAGCAGAAACTACGCCATTACTTAATGAAGTCATAGTAGAAGAAAGAATAAATGTACCGGAATATACTTGGGAAGAACAAATGTATAAGGACCAAATTAACTATCCAAATTCAAATAATGATTGGAAGAATACTCATTGGTTTAAGGCACAAGTTGACGAAATAGTAACCGAAGAAAGAGTATTTAATCCTGAAACAAGAAGACTAGAAATTGTAAAAATTCCAGCAGATACGTTAACAGTATCAGAAGCGGCTGATATTGAAATCTTAAGTCAAGGAATTGATGGCATTATTAAAGGCACTGTAGATTCGTTCCCGACAACGTGGCCTATGGATAGAACTGGAGCAGTATTAAAAAGCAAACAACAAGAATGGTTTGATAATAGTGCAAAGAATTTAGACAAAAGACTTAAAGAAGCGGGCGTTACCGTAACCGAAGCAGAAAGAACCGAAATGTTAGAAGCAATTTCAGAAAAGATTAGTAAGGCACACCAAGTAGAAAATCTCTCAGCATCAGAATTTACAACTGTTGAAGGTTACGCAAACGCAATCAATGTTATCAGTAGTGACTCAGTTAGTAGAAATCAGTTAAAAAAGGCAGTTATAGTAAAGAAGAATTCAAAAAAGTTAGACATATTAGTAACAGATGCTGATACACTAAAAACAAAACTTGACGGTTATTATCCTGATTCTACAGTAATAACATCTGATAAAGCAAAATTACAAGAAGTCGAACTACAAATAGCAGAGGTATCTCTTGGTTTGCCAGATGAAGTGATATCCGCAGTGAGGACGATAACTACGGGTTCGAAACAAGAACTTGTTCAAGCCAAAATTCCAGTTTCACAGATTGCAGTAGCAAGTCAACCAGTTATAGTTAAAACCGCGGCACTTAATACACTTAACGTTATTCTTCCCTCTCGTAGAGCAAGTGACTTACCAACTTTAAATGTTACGACATCAGAGGCGCAACAGTACGATGAAGCACAAAAAATATATAGATTAATTGTAAGTACAGATTATGGACAAATGATAGAAGTGAAAGATGATTATTCTAACGCAAATATATTGGTAAAAGATTTTAATAAGATTGGACCGATAACATACACAGATGTTAATGGAACTACACAAAAAATTGGAGACCCTAGTGCTTTCTTTGGTTTATACACAAACACATATGACGATTCAAATCCCGGAGGTGGTGATGACTATACCTATTTGAGAGAAAAAATTGCAAAGTTTTTCCCTGCTATCGAAGTTGGTCCGCAGTCAAAACAGGGTGCGATTTGGAAGACCACCGGTATTACAAGAATGATAAAAATTAATCATGACGTATTTTATATAGATAAATCAAGTAGCGGAGAAATTTAATTATGGCTGACAATAAAATAAAAAAGACGGTTGATGCACAATATGCCCATGAAGCCAGTCCTCTTATTGCTAAGTTAAATAATATATACAAAGCGATAACGATTACTAAAAGTTCAAAGGGTATTCCACATATTGACCCAACTGGACAAGGAAGGATTGCCGCGTATATTCCAGCATTAAATCAGAGTCCGGAGAAACCAACATATTTCAAACATGCAAAAACGGGGTCTATGTTTAATGTTCCAGATGAAACTGGCATTGTAATTCTTGTATTCTTTGCAGACCACGCCTCAACAGTTGATGCCTTTTGGTTTGCAACATCATCAGAGTCAGTAGATATAGTTGCTGGTGGCGTTAAAGGAAACCCACATATTGATGGCAGTGGAATAGGTGAAGGTGCATTTGAAGGTGTTGCTGTGCAGAAAGTTGTTTTAGGTCCAGAAGATGCAGAAAAGAATGGAGAAGAACTGCCAAACTCACCAAATAATAAAGTACTAGGAGACCAAGGAACGTTTAGTGACGATTTACGAGGTCCAACATCTGCGAGCCCTCGAAGAGATGCGGCATACGCAACTCCACAACATAGCAAAGTTACTGGACTGAAAACATCGGCTGGCTCATCGATATCAATTGATGATGGCAGTGTTGATGATACAGGCGAACTTCATCCTGAGCAAATAAGAATAACAACATCTTCGGGTGCTAGTATTATGTTAGATGGTGGTAATGATTTTATTCATATTATTAATAGTAGTGGCACTGGATGGATAGAGGTTGGAGCAAGTGGCGAAGTCATGGTCTACGCAGAGGGGTCACTAAATATGAGAACTCAGAAAGACTTTAACTTACGTGCAGATAAAAATATTAATTTAGAAGCGGGCGAAAATATAAACATACATAGTTTCGGCACCACAAAAATTAATACCGACCAAGAATTACATTTCAGAAGTCAAGGTAACCAATTCTTGCAGAGTGAGTCTGGAATGAATATTAACGTTGGGGTAAATTGTATAGTAACGACTGGTAGTCTATTGCATTTAAATGGACCATTAGCACCAATATCAGAACTTATTCTAACTAGTGATATGCCAGATATAGAAGAATTAGAATGTACAACACTTAAAAAAACAATTGTGTCTGAACTACCAACACATGAGCCATTCATTAGACCACATTCTACAAAACTAACAACGAGTGTTTTTGCTCAGTCAAAAGCAAAGGGTACATAATTATGATATATGATAAACGACCAGGCTCATTACTAAATTATATTCAAATGCCATTAAATGTTATAACAGACCATGGCACGTTTTTAGGAACAGGATACCATGAAAATGGTAATCCAAATTATCTTCTTTGTCACACGAGAGTTGACCTGAATGATGTGAAAAATTTAACATTTTCGTCAGTGAGCAAAGACGCCATCATATTGGATAATAAGCCGATGCTTACGATTGTTGATAATGTCGTTGGTTATAACTATAAAATTTCAGACACTGAGATAGACTATGGATATATTACTGTTGCATCTACCCGAATAGATATATCATCGAAAAAAATAACAAAAGGTGCGGCAGTATTTATCTTAGAGAAGCAATTAAGAAACATTGGAAACGTACTAGAGAAGTTTATCACAGTGAAGATTTCACAACCACATTATGATGCGTTATTGTACCACTTTTTTGCCGAAGGTGTTAGTACTATAGAAAAGAGTCCAATCACAAAACTTATAAATGCAAAAGACTGGTACTCAGTAACAGACGAAATTCAAAGTAATATAAAGAAAAATGGCAAAGTTGATTCTATGTTGGCCCAACAAAAAATCAAAACTGCCAAGATGTTCAGTTATGTACCTGGATTCTAACGCTTATCTATAACTTTATCTGCTAACCCATACGCAACAGTTTCTTCTGCTGACATGAAGTTATCTCGCTCCATTGCCTCAGTCAACTCATCGAATGTTTTTCCAGCAGAATTATGATTCACATAGATTTGAGTCAATCTTTCTTTCAGTTTCATTATTTCATCAACTTGAATCTTCATATCAGTAGCCTGTCCGCCAGCACCACCACTAGGTTGATGTATCATTGTACGAGCATTTGGTAGTACATGCCTCTTACCTTCAGCGCCCGCTTGTGCAAGTAATGAACCCATGCTACATGCTTGTCCCATTACTGTAGTAGCAACAGGCGAACTTATAAACTGCATGGTATCATATATTGCCATTCCAGATGTAACAGCACCACCAGGAGAATTGATATAAAAATGTATATCTTTGTCTGAATTCTCTGCTTCTAAGAACAATAACTGGGCACAAATCAAATCTGCTTGGTAATCATTCACTTCACTAGTCAGAAATATAACTCTTTCTTTTAATAAACGAGAGAAAATATCGTAACTGCGTTCTCCATTTGCTGACTGGTCAACGACCATTGGTACTAAATTTGGCATAATTTGTTATCCTTGTTGTGATTATTACTATTATTTAGTACTATAATAACAGAATTGCATCCATTTGTCAATCAAAAACTGCGAAGTTTATGTAGAGATAAATACATGTAACATAAACTACAGAGAAAATAATAGATATGCCAACATTCGCAGGGTTCAGTACCAAAAATTTAAAAGCAATAAATCACGAGTTACATGATAAAGACTTGGTGATTGAAGACCTTATGAATCATATCATGACTCGTAGGGGTGAACGTGTGATGTTGCCTACTTATGGGTCAATTATACACGAAATGATGTTTGAGCCACTAACTGCTGAAACTACTGAGTTAATTAAAGAAGATTTAACGAATATTATAAACGATGACCCAAGATGTACCTTTGTTAGTGTAGAAGTTACAGACTCGGACCATACAATAAACGCTATGTTGAGACTTGCAATTCTGCCTACAAATGAGCCAGTAGAATTAAGTATCGATTTAGACAGAGAATAATAGAGAGACCATTATGAGCCAAGAACGTACAGACAATCTATTCGCAAGTGAAAGTTGGACAGCAGTATATACAGCATTTTCCAATATTAGCCTTAAAGCATATGATTTTGACACAATTAGAACAGCACTTTTAGATTATACAGCAAAGACGTATCCTGAGAAATTTAATGATTTCGTAGCAAGTTCTGAATTCATTGCAATCTTAGACTTAGTTGCATACTTAGGACACAGTTTGTCGTTCAGACTAGACATGAACACTAGAGAGAATTTCATGGATACTGCTGAACGCAGAGTTAGTGTTCTACAGATGGCCAAATCACTCGGATATAATAAGACTAGACCAGTCAATGCAAAGGGATTTATGAAAATCTCAAGTTTATCTACTACTGAAGCGGTACTAGATAATGAGGGCGTATCTCTTGCAGGAAAAACTATCAACTGGAACGACAGCAATAATGCAGATTGGTATGAAAACTTTATCACTGTTTTAAATTCATCATTTGCTGGAAATACTAAAATTCAAAATCCATCTTCTGAATTGACAATTGCAGATGTAGAACACTCTTTGTACGAAATAAACGAAGACACTGCCTCTAAAAATGTAAACTACACATTCACTACTTCCATAGCAGGCGCAAACAGAAACTTCGAAGCAGTTCGTGTATTAATGGATAAGAAAACAACAAAAGTATACGAAGATGAGCCAAATATATCTAAAAACTTTACACTTATAAACAGAAATGATAACTTGGGTTCTGCTAGTGACAGAACTGGTTTCTTTGTCTATGCAGTTTCGGGCGAATTACAGTTTAGTGATGCAAACTATACCACAACTATTTCAAATAGAAGAGAAAAAATAAATGATGTTAACGTCTCCAATAGTGATGTTTGGGTACAAAGAATAGATTCAAATAGAGGATATGTATCAAGTGTTAGTAAGGTAGATAATAATACACGTGAAACTGCAATCTATAACGCCCTACGAACTGGTAATGGTGACATAGTGAGTATTTCTACAGCAGACAATAATGCAATTGAATTAAATTATCCAGATGGAATATTTGGCAATGCCGCAAGTGGTGGATACAGAACATGGTACAGACGAGTAGATAATGATAACTTCTCTGTAAACGCAGATGATATTGCAAATGCAATAATCACAATTCCATATGTAGGCAATGATAATAGAGTATATCAACTAACATTTACATTATCAAGTACTAGAGATTTTACTGAGAACTATGCAGGCGAAACATACGCAAGTGTACGTAGAATTGCTCCAAGAAGTTACTATACTCAGGACAGAATGGTCAATGCACAGGACTATAATGTATATCCATTAACTCTTGGCAGTAACATTGTTAAAAAAGTAAAAGCAGTGAACACTTCTTTTGCAGGCAACTCTCGTTTCTTTGAAACTGACGATGTACTAGGTCATCATTCTAATTTAAGTGTGACAGGTTCTGATGGGAGCCTATTTGTTGAAAGTGAGACAGTAAAAATTCCACTAAGATACAACAAAGCACAGGGTAAGAGCGATAACTTTATAAGAAATGAACTTACTAAAGCAATAAAACATCCAAGTCTTTTAAATAATTTTTTCTACAAGTATAGTAGTAACGTTAGTGTAAATGTATCGGTTGCTAGACCGTACACGGTGACTACGACTAACAAGATGGTTATTAATTCTAACATAGATGTAAACGTAACCACAATATTCGAAGGCGATACATTTAAGTTAAGTGCGAATGATATAGTAACTTGGGCAAAAGTTCAAAAAGTAGGAGCAGTCAAGGCAGATGGTTCAAAAGATTATACACTGAATAAAGTAATACCAGATAATGGCACTATCGCTAATGTAGTGCGTGGACTAAGAACAAAGTTCACTGAAGCAGAAGTAACTTCAATTAAAACTAAAATTGATAGTGTGACAGAGACAACGTTTACTATAAAATATGCATTAAAAACTGGACAAGCAAATGTCTGGGAATGGCAACTACATACAGGTTCCACTCCGTCACAAGTGCATGTCGTGTTTAACTATAGTTCTGGAATTAGAGACAATGAATCAGAATATATTGCTGAACTTATTGGCAAAAAGATAGCATTTGAAAGTCGAGACCAAGTTAAATTCTTCTATGGAAACACTACTGATGTGGTTGATAACGAAACTAATTTATCAATGAGAGATGCTATATTCTTAAACTATAAAGATGGAACTACAGATAGTTCTTACTCGTCAACTACAAACACGCCAACAGTATCTATAGGACAGGCTCCAGTAACAAGTGCGGTTACATATAATTCAACAGGCGCTGAGTTTAAAGCAATATATCAATATACTGGTGCTAGACAGACGTACACATTTATCGATACAAATACCGCGGTAACAACACCGACTTATACGCACTCTCTTATATCACCAGATGGATTAGAATATCCATTATTACCAGCACATATACATTCGCCAACCATTGCGGCTGGAAAGATTATTGGAAATGCAACAGACTTAGCCGATGGCGACGGAATTGATACTCTTACTCTGAGAATTGATGACTTAAGTACTATAACATCTTTATCATCAACGATAGGACTAGATAGTACAGTAACAGCATCTGCTGCCACAAATTTATCAAATGTGAATATCACTATAAATTATGATGGTGCCGAAGACTCTTCTAACGCAGATAGTAGTTTTGCAAGTATTAGTACTTCTGATTTGACTACGTTTGGCTTTAAAGGAAAACCATCGACATCGTATTTTAGTGCGGCAGCAACGGGTAGTAAATTTGTTTTCATCGATGAGGGTGATGTTGTAGAACAAAATGAAATTACAACGACATATGATACTGGCACATCATTATATAAATTTGTATTGCCATTTCAACATGTAGATACAGATGCAAGTACACCTGGAAATCAGAACCAGTTAAATATTAACATACTAGACACCGATATTAAATTTAAGCAGTATGCTTATGGAGAATTCTCAATAGTAAGTGCAACTGCACTTACCACAAGTAACATACTTCTTAGAACTGACACTGGAGCGTTTATCGATGCCGCCCACGTAACTGTTACAAACACAGTGGGTACAACTTATAAAATTGTTTTCTGGACATACGCAATCTCTGTAAACGACCTCATTGACGTGTTTGTCGGAACAGCAACAACACTGTCTGACATTGCCAACTTCTCAGTTAGAGTTAAAGCCTCATTCGAGTTAGCAACAGTTGCCAATTCAACGAATACAACATACAAGTCAATATCTTCATATGTATATGACGACTACTTGACTGGTGCTGGATATAAAGATAATTCGAAAGTAAAACTATTCGCAGGCGATACAGACGACCATCCATACTCCATGCTTTCTGTTACTTCTGGTAACCAGATAATAATGGAAAGTTATACTAAAGACAATATAACATATGATAGAGCATCAAAGTTTGCAGTTGCGGCTGCACAAGCAAGTGCAGGAGTGCCAGATTCAAGCGTTCCAGCGACTGCTACATTGTGGTTTAACACAACAACTAGTGTGTGGTATAAACGCATAGCAGGTGCATGGAATACAAGTTTTACATTTACTGCATTAGGAGACAACGGGATATTATATCAAACAGTGGCGTACGTGCCAAAAGAAGGAATAACTTTTGTCGAAGACAAGTTCACAAGTTTTAGATGGGACCATTATGCAGACTTAAATAAAAGAATAGACCCAAGCACAAGTAATATCATAGACATGTATGTGTTGGGCTCAGATTACGTAAGAAACGTAGAAAAATGGGTAGGAAAGAAATTCACAACAGCAACTCCAATTGCTCCAAATAATTACGAGTTATCAAAAATAATGGACACTATTGAGCCAAAGGCAGCAATATCTGACCACATCGCTTATATACCAGTAGAATTTAAATACTTGTTTGGTTCGTATGCAAAAAATGAAAACCAAGCAATGTTCAAGGTGATTAAGAAATTGGGAGTTGGATACAGCGATAGTGAAATAAAAACCGCAGTGTCTACCAAAGTAAATGAATATTTTGCGATTGATAACTGGGACTTCGGAGCGACATTCTACTTCTCAGAACTAGCGGCGTACCTACATAAAGAATTGGGAGACTATATTTCGAGTGTAGTAATTACTCCTAAATATTCTACAAATGAGTTTACTAAGTTACTTAGTATCTCTTGTGCTTTGAATGAAATATTTATGGCAGTAACCACTTCGAGTGATGTAAAAATAATCACACAATTATCACAATCTGAATTAGTAGGCGAATAACATGGCAAAGAAGATTTATGACTTTTTACCAGGACATCTAAAAAACCGCGAGTTAGAATCAATATTTGAAACGACACTTGACCGTGCCTTTTCAGTCGGTGAGATGGAGAAGACAAAAGCATTTGTCGGTAGAAAAGAAAAGGGAATATTTAAGACTAGTGACATCTATCTTTCATTTCCAGAACAATCATATGCGAGAGATAATTATGGATTAGAACCCGTATTCACAAATGCAGATGCAAGTGATAATGTTTTTTATGATGATTTACTTAATGCACTATACAATAAAGGTGCGTTAACAAATGACCATAGAAGATTATTCAATAGTAAAAGTTCATTACGCACTGTTGCTTTACCTATAGACTTAGATAAGTTTATCAACTACAGTATGTACTATTGGGTTTCAACTTCATTCCATGCCTCAATAACTGGTTCAGAGAATAAACATTACGTCACAATCAATACAGACAAAACAAAGACGTACGGAACGGGCTCTTGGTGGTCAACAAATAATTATTGGTATCACTATGATGATATCAAAGATTTGATACAAGATGCGAACTTTGATGAGATATCACAGGCAAAAAGACCAATCATAGAATTTGACCAACATATCGAACTAAGTGCAGAGAGTACTTCTAAATCTTTAAGTGACACAAATTGGGAACTGCCAACATTTAAATCTTACAATTCTACTGGTACATATCAACGTGATATAAAAATATTTCACTATGTTATCGGTGAAAGTTATGTAACAGACGCAGAGTTGGGATTTAAACCTAAGTTAAAAGCCGGCGATTTTCAAAGTGAATACGTATTCAATATAGATTTACTAGATTCATTACGATATAATTGGAAAGCAGATGCGAGTACTAATAGTTACAAGTCGCTAACAATGTCTACTACGTTTGATTATAGAAATTTAAGACAAGAAGTGGGTGACCATCTTACAATTTCAGAAATAGAACTACTACAATCTCCTAAAGATTATGATTCAATAGACTTATATGTAAATGGACAGAAACAATTAGGAAACTATACGTACTCTGAGGCTACTAAGAAAATAACTATAGAAACAGCGGTATCAGGAAACATATACGTTGATTATTGCACAAGTACGCCAGTTATTTACGAGGGCAAAACAGTATTTCAGAGGATTAATCCTGCACTTGAGTATAATGTCGACAACAAGTCTTACGTAAATTCAGATATGACATTCTCTCTGGTTTATGAACACTTTGTTCGTATAATAGAATCAACGCCAACATTAACTGGTGATGCTGATGCTATAAACAATTATAGAAATATTGGCGATGACACAGACAAGTTAAGACACGCAGATAAAGGTAGTATTCTAGTTACTAACTTGATAGATATTAAAGAGGCATATTTTGCACTAACAAGAGAAGACTATAATCCTATTAAAGGAACAGAGTTTTTATCGAATTCATACAACAGTTACAAGAATAAATTTTTAACTACAGTCATTGAGGCTCTAGCGGACGGTTCTAGTACAACTAAAACGGACTTACAAATCGTAGAAGAAGCCATCAGTGCTATATCTCTCGGAAAACATACAAGTGTGAGTATTTTCAGAGATAGTACTATGTTAAACTTTGGTGAAAAACACGCACACTATCAGCAACTTGACGTAACAGTTATTGATAATGCAACTGAACAAGTAATGCCTAGTTTCACAGACGCAATTCTATATGACAAGAATATAGTTGTGATATTAAACAATGTAATCCAGCGTTTCAACGTAGATTATACATTATCTTCTGGCGCTACAGAAATAAACTTTACTACCGCAAGGTCATCTAGTGATATAATAACGGTCAGACATTATACTAATATAAAAGAAACTTACATACCGCCAAGTGCAACATCATTAAACATAAGACCAGCGTATGTTCCAGAGATTATTACTGACTCGGGATATAGCACTCCAGTTAAATTTATTAAAGGTCATGATGGCTCATTAGTTCCTGCTTATCCATTAGTGGATGGTGGAACAAATAGAATAGATACAATATTACTCGCATTTGAAACTCTGATATTTAATAATCTAACAGACAACACAAATAGCACTATTGATAGTATGAACTATGCAATGTATAGTTCTGCAACTAACGACTACTCAAGTGCCGAAAAGAAATATATCATGTATCCTTTCTTTAAGAAGTGGATGATGAGAAATAGTATAGATAATTTGACTAATGAATCATATGATGTAACTGATTACAAAACATGGAACTATAGAGTAAAAAACGAAACATTTAGTGGCAATTGGAGAGGACAATTAATACATGCTTATGGAACAGATAGACCTTTAATAGAACCCTGGAAAGCAATGAAATTGTCACAAAAGCCAGCAAACTTCGATTCGGTTTGGGGTGCAACATACACAACTGTAGCGTTTTGGAATAATCTTATATCAAATAATTCTTTAACTTGTCCAGTTCCAGTCGATGCCTCAGGAAACTTAAAAACGCCAGCAAACTTATTTTTTGGAGGTGTATTTACTGCAAGTGATATTGCATTGGCAGACCAGGCATGGGAGTTCGGAGATAACTCTCCTGTTGAACTTGCGTGGACTCGTAGTAGTGAATTTGCTTTCGCAGAATTCTTACTAATGTTATTGTCGAATCCATTTGAGATTATGAACACATATAAAACTCAGATAGCAGATATTATATCATACTCTAACAAGAATGAAGGAATTAATAATACAGTAGTAATCGCAGATAAACTAAACTATTCATTTAAGTTGGGTTCAAAGTTAGGCGGATTTGTTAACAACTTTAAATTACAAACAGAAAACAACTCATTATCAAATAGTAGATTTACTGAATTACCAGAAGATAATTTTGACTTATTTGTCCATGATGGAGTACCAAATAGAAGCGAATTCTTCAGTGCGATTGTTGTTGAAAAGGTGTCAACTGCGGCTGCCCATCCAGTTTATGCTCTTGCTGATACATCTACTTACTACAAAGGACTAGTTGTCCTAAACACTAGTGATGGGAAATATTATAAAAGAAAAATAGATGGCGTGTCAGCAAAAGAAACTGCGGCTGCAATTACTTTTGATTATGCAAGTTGGACACTTATATCTCAGCCAAAAGTTGATAAGTTTGGTTTTAGAATTCACGGTTATGATGAAATTAATCCTACATTTTATGCAATGGGATGGGACAAAGCAAGTGGTGAAAAAGCATTCTCAACTGAGGGCGACAGACTTACAGTAACACCTTGGCAATCTGGTGAATACTATAGAATGGACTCATATACATTATGGAATAACGCTCCGTATGTATGTCTTAATAATCACACATCTACAAACTTCGATGATAATCTTAAAGAATGGAAACCAGTATCAGAATGGCCAACAACGAACAAAGTTCAAGCAATTGGTTATAACGAATTAGTAAATGACACTTTAAAGAATTATAATTACGGAGATATATTAGATACGGTAGATGATGTTGCACATTTAATTATGGGCTATGAACATTATCTTAACTTAGTGGGCTGGGAATTTACAGATTCAAGTGAATTTGGAGAGCAAGTAGATTGGGAAAATTTATTATACAAATTCTTAGAATGGCAATCAGAAAATAATAAAGTTGGAGATTTCATTACTCTTACTCCGTTACTTACAGGTGGTAGATTTAAGACAGATTACGGTGTGGCGAGTGTAGCAACTGAAACTTTTAAGAACTACTATCGTATGGTAGATTCGTCTGGTAGACTTATACCAAATTCTGAAGTTAACTTTCACACAGATGGTTCCACCTTAACATTTACAAGTAATGTTCCTATCTATGGAATGAAGATGGACATAAGAGATGTCGAACACGCATTCGTAGTTGACAGAATTGACAGTTATGAAGATGTCATATATGACCCACATTCACATACTAGAAATCTTAGAATGCAAATTGATTGCAACCGAACAATAGATTGGGATGGAACTATGACGGTTGATGGTTACATCGTACACAACGATGAGTTAATACCAAACTTTGATACGATGATTGCTGAAACTCAACACTACAGAGACACCCTAGTCGACCAAGGTCTATCTATTATTAATAAGTTAAAATCAAATCATTACGGATATACTACAAAAGCGTATCTAACAAATCATGGAATTGAACGTGAGTCTCAATTGGAATTTTATAAAGGATTCTTGGCACACAAATCAACTGTTTCTAGCATTAATAAGATTGTAAACAACAATGGCGATTTTGAAAATATAACTCATTCTGATATTTGGGCAATCAAACTAAGTGAGTATGGACATAAGTCCTCAAAATTCACAATGACAAAAGATGTCACAGTAAGTGATATGATTCAAGACCCATTTTTAATAGAATACACAGACATATCTAAAGAGTTCACACCAGTTGTCAATAAAAGTAACATAGCAATTAAAACAACTGGATATGTAAACGAATCTGATGTAAGTTATATAACAAGTACATATGATTCATTAACATCTTTGACAGCAACATCTTTGTATGAAGGAGATACTGCATGGGTACAATCAGATGCAGAAAGAGAATGGGACGTGGTAAGACTCAGCGAAGTAGCCGAAATAAGTTATGTAGGTGAAACATCAGATAACCAACTATATATCGGAACTGCTTCTCCTATTAGCACCTCTTCTATTGCTAAACCAATTTATCTAAAGATATCTGCCGATGAAATAAATCCAATTATTGCAGGATATTATTTGTTATCTACTAACGGATCTAAAACTGTAAGTGGAAGCACAGTGCATGAATATTTGGTGTTTGAAGAAGATTTCGAGCCACTAACTGTTGAGATAGATTCAACGACTACGAATAGTGTATTTGTTCCTACTAATACAAACTCTGGTGTAGAAGCAATTGGTTCAGTCAGTAATCCAGTGTTTAGTTCTGGTGATATCATTGCGATTGATGGGACAAATTTCACTTATACTCCATCAGGTGGAACTAGTACCGGAATATCAATTCTTGGAACAGTTGCAAATTCAATAGTGGCAGAGGGCGAACAAGCAAGTTTTGTTGTGTACAACGATGCTGGATTAGTCGAGAATGGCACTAATACAACTGTTACATTCTCTGGAACAGTAGCAACGACAACAGGTGCATTTAGTTCAACACAAGGTGACCAAGTAACAATCGATGGGACAACAGTAACGGTGGGATATAGTGCAACAGACACTATATCAAATACTACAACAGCAACAAGAAGTTCAACATTAACTACAGGAAATACTGTTATTATTGATGGAATAACAAAGACAATTACAGACTTGAGTCTCACTGGCACAGTTGCTTCTCCAGTTATGCCTTCTACTAAGCCACTGACGATTAATGGCGACACGATTACATTAAGTAGTGGAGCAAACTTAGCCGCAATTGTTATTGCGATTAATTCAGGAACTAGTAGCGTTGTAGCCTCGACTTCTGGAAGTAATTTAGTACTGACAACATCAGTGTCACAACTAACTATGACTGGCGGTTCACTAATTGACTTGGGACTATCTACGACAAACGCATACACAGACTCTAAACTAGATAATTTAGCAACAGACCTGACTACTATAACTAATATCACGGCGACAGTAAGTGCTAATAATCGCATGACTGTAGTAAGTTCAGGAACTCAGATGATTATTTCTGGAACAGCATTAACTGAGTTAGGAATCACAGCAGGTACATATCTAACAAGTTCTGCTCCAACGGCAGATAGCATAGTCGCACAAATTAATGCGTTATCTGTTTCTGGTGTTACTGCCACAGTAGTAACAGGTACAGTTAAGATAACAAGTATAAATCATAACTTAGATATAGTTGAAGTAACTTCGGGAGCAATGAGTAGATTAGGATTTGCAACCACTACGATTGCAATTGATGCCACTGATAGAATAGTATCTGACTTAAATACTCAAGTATTCTCAGGCGCAACAGTTACCGCAGTTAAGTCAGACAGACAAGTAAAAATAACAAGTTCAGAGAAGAGCATAGTTGCAAGTAATATTATTGGAAACTCTCTTTCTGACATGGGCATAACAGCGGGTACGTATAGTAATTCGTCATCATCAAGTCCAAGTGCATTGGAATTTGCTAGCCAAATTACTTCTGCATCAGATATAGTAGTGGGAATTTCAAGTGATGGTAGAATGATATTCACTAATAATACTGTGCAAATGTCGTTCTCTGGAACAACTACATCAATATTAACTAAGATAGGACTAGTGTTAACATACTCAAATGTTACATCAAGTGCGAATTTCAAAGCAATGCTTTGGAAATCTATAAGATATACTCCTGGATTTAATGGAAGTACTAGAACTGAATTTGAAACTGACCTTGGACTGAATAGTGCAAGTAAGTTATGGATAGATAATTACGATACGAATGGGTGGGGAGTACTAAGTTATAATCCAGTTAGTGGTACATCGGTTCATGCCAAACAGGCGACTGTTATTAATAGTAATTTAACGAAACGATTAATAGTAAAAGATGGCGAAGAGTTCACAATACATCATATATATGACCCTCTTAACTTAAAAATATCAGGCTCAATAATGTCTAAACTAGATTACGTTATGTGGACTGACCCAGCGAAGTATGATACTACAACAAGTAATGATTTGTGGTTAGATGAGAAGTTAAACACAATGTGGTGGGATACAGAACTAGCACGTTATTATCGTTATAATGATTATGGCGATGCATCTGGTAATTTGAATATTGATTTTGTAAGAAAGTATTGGGGCAAAACAGTAGATAGTTCTACGATACTAGTAAAGAAATGGACAAAATCTAGAACATTACCATTGGCTACAACTTCATATAATTCAAAAACATATTACGACACAGATGCCGGTAAAGAAATAACAGAGTACTTCTTCTGGTCATCAACAGACGCAGATGCAAAAGATATCTCAATATTACTAGCGGCAGACGGACCTAAGAATAAATTCTTACCAGTTGGAAAAAGAAGTGTAGTCATTAGTAATAATTCTAAATCATATAACAGTGATACAATTACAGCATCAACAGAATATCAAATAGAAGACGGAATCGAAAAAGAACATACTGATTGGAAAATGTTACCACAAGACACGTCAACTCCAATACCAAAGGAGTTCATAGATGACTTAACAAACTCTATCTCTGGAATCACTATATCAACAACGTATGCTACAAAACTTACAGCACCGCAATTGAGTAATGTTAACTTTGCGATAGTCACGCCAGTTGATAGTAATAATATTCAATTTATTACTGGACTAACAGTAGATGATATCGTAGTAACTACGAATGGAATGACGGTGGAAGCACAGTATTTGACTATTGAAAGCAATACTTTAAAAATTAACCAAGACCATACAATGACTGTGGGAGATGTACTACGAGTTTATAAAGTAATAGAGACAACTGATAATTGGTTCACACGTAAATACACGGCAAGAGATAACTTTGTTGCGGTTATAAATTCAGCAATGAGTAATAAACTATTACTATCTTCGTACTCCAATTATACGCAGTACATAGATACAGACGACATTATTTTTAGTCTAGGTGATTGGTACTTAAATGATAGTTTTAAAAAAATTACTTCCTTCTCGTATCTCTCTAATACTAGAGAGTTCGATATGATTGAACAATATGAAAAAGGTATAAAGTCATTTAAAATAAAGTTACCAACACATGATGAATATTACTTTGAACACAACGGCAAACTACAATTAGTTAATAGAACCAAGAGTTCACTGAACATAAGTCTTAGATTAGATTCTCTAGTATATCCAGAGACCAAAACTGCTGGCACATTTGTAATTGGTAAACAGTATGAAATACTAACAACTGGCACAACAGACTTCACGTTAGTTGGCGCAGGTTCTAACTCATCAGGTAGTAGGTTTACAGCAACGGGCGTAGGTAGTGGAACAGGAACAGCATTTGACAACTACTACAACAATGCTGTGGGAATTCAAATACAAGAATTGATGAATATGATTAGAACTCATTCCGATACTTCGTTTGTTAATAATATTTTCTATAGCATGATTGATTATCTATACACAGAGAAATCATATCCTTCTTGGTTGTTTAAGACAAGTTATTTTGACCTAGACTTGCATAGCCGACCACTTAAGCAACATGCAATATACCAGAGAGATAGTGAAGCAGACATTTTAGAATACGTCAGAGAAACAAAACCATATCATGCAAAGATAAGAGAAATTAAACGAATAAACAAAGCCAGTGATAAAGCAATACTAACCACAACTATTGACGAAAAACTAAAACTTACTTTAGACTTTGGTAAAGCCAGTAGATATGCCGAAATGGTATATGATGGTATATCTGATACAGACATTGCTGACGGAGATTACGAACAAGGAGAATTACTAAGATATCGAACTACATCTACAAATGTAGCCGGTGGATTTGATACTGGCGAAGTAAGTGCTAGAACAGTAGAGTCTTCAGTAGTCATAATACAGAATTATAAAAATGGTGGAGCAGATGCTGACATTCATGCATCAGACGGAAACTTAGCAGGATTTACTCTTGACAAAACAGAGTTTTACGTGTATGATGTGTATGGTAGAGGTTATAATGTTCCTATTAAAGATTGGGGCACGTTATCAGAAAACTGGACAATTACGGCGGGTTCATTTGTAATCGGTAGAGAATACACTGTGACTAAAACAGGAACAACAGACTTTACATTAGTAGGTGCGGCTGATAGTAAGGTAGGTACAGTGTTCACAGCAACTGGTATTGGCGCTGGCACTGGTACTGCCAGGGGTCCATTCATATTGACTGCACTGACAGGCACAGCGACAGCACAAGAATTAAGTGCTTCGAAAAATAATAAGAAATTGATTGCAGTACAAAGTATTAGTAATCCAGATAACGTAGAGTTCATGATGTATGACAAAAATACTAGCGGTACGCTAAATATCGTAGAAAGAGCATTATATACTACATTGGGACATAATTTCTCACAAAATGATAGAATATTTGTACTAGATACTCCATTAGCATTAGTGTTACAAGACCAGAAATAATTCTATTAGAATAGAAGTATTGATAGGAACGTATAAATACAATAGATGATAAATATAAGATATAATCTAAGAGACGGATATAAAACATGTTTAAAGACGTAATAAAATCACAAGTAGTAGGTACACTCAAAATCTATGATAAAGAGAGTGGAGAAGTACTTGTACAAAAGAAAAATGCGATTCATCCAGGAAATATGGCATATGTCTTGGCTTCGGCTATGGCAGGTAAAGCAACGAGTGTAAACTCGTCTGGCTCATCACCTCATATTAATTGGATGCAATTTGGCAAGGGCGGTAGCACCTCAACTACTACTTTATCTTATCGTTCTCCTAGAGTCTATCCGACGTATGACCAACTAGCAATAACGGCAAGTAACGCTTCATTATATGTTCCGACGTACGAACAGACAACAACGAATACTGTATATTTTCCAGGAGAGGATATGGGGGCTGGGGAAATAGTACCAAATAACACGGCAAAAGTAAAATTTAGTGTTGATGTAAGTCACACAAAATATGCAACGGCTGTGGGAGTGACGATTCCAACAAGTGATAGTTCGGCAACAGCAACACAAGCCGAATCTTTTACATTTGATGAAATAGGACTTCTATCTGGAGTAACCAATAGTGGTGCTTTAGATAAAACAAAAACATTAATGATGACGCACGTAACTTTCCATCCCGTGTTACTTGCGGCAAACAGAACTATTGTAATTGATTACACAGTTACAATACAAATTAGTTAAAATTTAGGAGTATAACAATGGCTTCAGGCTCAACAATCAATCAAGCAGACCTAGACAATCTGCGTAGTAAATTAAATGAAATTCTAAATGGAACTGGGGTACATGGCGGTTATAATCAATCACATTCAATCTCGGCAAATCCTTCAGCAGGTGATGTCATAGATGATGCATTTTTTGATTCAATCTATAGTGCGGCAGCAAAATTATCGAATTTTTACAACATAACAAACACATTAACGGCTGTTAATGCAGGCGATGTAGTCGACTGGGACCAATATGGTGCAGTTGCTGGTGCTTTCGTAACAGCAATCGACACACGTTTCGATAATCCTTGGAACTATTCAGACTGGGACACAAGTGTTCAAAATGAATCATCACAAACAGCGGCAAACTGGAACGGTACTAGAACTCAAATCGTTAAATTCGAGTTTGGTTCAACGGCTAACATGAATGCTTGGTTCGCCGCAGGTGGGGAACTTAGAGTTTCAGCATCACATAGTGATTCATCATCAAACCAACAAGGAACATCTTGGGAACAACTAACTGGTGAATTAGGTACTTTTACTTACTCAGTAAGACCACAAGATTCAAGTTCAGTAGATGCACGTACACGTTACAAGTACACTGACTTAACTGGTTCTTATGTAGTTCATAAGAAAGAAATTGCAGACGATTCTGACTATAGTGCAAACTATATCCAAGTTTCTGCTAATGTTTCTGGCGGTGACTTATATATTAAAACAGAATTAGCAGATGCTCACGTTGCCCGTGGTGGCAGTGGCTCTGGTTATGGTGGAGCATGGTCTTGGACTGGTGCTGATACTGTACCTGGAACATCAACTGTTACGATTGCATCAAAGAAGTTAACAAACGCAAGTGGTTCAGTTACTTTAACTAATCCAACTAGCACTGTTACTGACGCATTATAATTTAAAAATTGTGGGAAGATTTAGATGGCACCACAGAGTTATTATTTAACAGGTTTATCAGCAAAGCAGGATTTAGTTAAAATTTTTAACTCTTTTGCAGACGATATCAACGACATAGTTGGTATCGGAACATCAGATTCGGGATATGGTCAAAATCATCTCGTTGTCGCTAAGGCTACGAAAGAAGTGACAACATCATTGTGGAATGAACTTTTGACCTCAATGTTATATGCAGGAAGACATCAAGGTACCCCACTATTTTCACCAGTCAGCACGTCAAGTGTTGGCTGGCCAACAGACGACCCATACCAAGCAGTTCCTACGATAACAACAGATATCGCAAATATAGTAGGAAACAAACTAAACAGTGCATTGGGTTACATGTCCTTACAGGCAAATAAGATATCATCAGCAAAAGCATACGTAGACCCAAATGGTAGTCCTGGTACACCTATCTGGACTAGTGCAAACCAAATATATTATGAATCGAAAGTTCAATTCTCTGATGCTGACGCACGTAGGCACTTTTTTAATTCTGGTGGTGAAATTAGAATTGATTCTATAATCACTGGCCATGATGCCTCTCACGCACAAAGCCTTGATTGGAAAACAATGCTAGACAATATTGCTATCGTTAAGATAAAGCATTCTATAACAGAAGCATCTACGGGTGCAGGCACAGAAGGTTATGGCTTTAGTATGTTTAGTACATCATATCAAGTTGTATATTCAAAAGGTGGTACAGGAGATTATTCTGGAAACCAATTAAATGTATCTGCAAAACTATCAGGAACTGCTGATATAGAGATTAAACTAGCATTCGATGATTCCCACGCGGCAGATTCAGGTGTATGGAATACTCCACCGTATTCTGGAAGTTGGACAGGAACTGACTATGTTGCTGGTAATTTGGCTGTTACTTTTGACGAATTCATACCAACAGACACACCAGATGGGGTAAACCTTTCTTCTCCAAATTATTCTCATATTTCTGAACTTTAGACTTGACTTTTAGGGCATTTTACTGTATTATTAACACTAATACAGGAGATAAATTATGGCCGATAACACAACTGAAGTATCACAGGAACAAGAAGCACAACAGCGGTTAGAGAAAGCATTAAACTTTTCTAATACAATGAAGACTTTCAATCTAAACAAAAACAATCTAAAAGTTAAAACACAAAACTTATTAAGTTTTAGTACTGCTGGTGGTTCATTCTCTGTTGACCAATCACTCATATCTTTTATGAACTTTGTTGTTTCTAGTGGTAAAACAGAAATAACTCTACTTGATAAGAATGAAATTCCAATTCATATAGAAGACACATCAAAATTCCTAGACGAAGTATCAAGTCTATATTTCGAAGTTGTGAACGATTACTATCACGACTATCAGAAATTAAGAAGTTCACGTAAAATAGAAAAAGTACTAGAGATTTAATATGAGTCGAGGCATTATAATATTTGCCCAGAATAATGGGTACATTGACTACGCTCAACAGGCATGTGCCTGTGCTGGTTATGCCAGAAAGAGTCTGTCTTTATTTGACGAAATATGTCTAATAACTAATACAGAGACACTAGAAGCAAGTGAAGGCTTGATTAATAGTTACTTTGATAAAGTTATAGTAACAGACGTATTCCAACCAGACAATATAAGATTGTTTAAAGACACAACACGTGAAACAGAATACGCATCATTTAAAAACATGGGCAGAAGTGACGTGTATGCTCTATCACCCTATGACGAAACTCTGGTAATAGACAGTGATTATTTCATTATGAACAATGTTTTAGACCAGGTATGGGACAGTGATAATGATGTAATGATTAACTGTAAATACCGAGATGTATCAGAACGTCATAAAGAGAACATAGAATACCTTGATAACTTTAGTATTCCGATGTATTGGGCAACTGTATTCTATTTTAAAAAATCAGAACTTGCTGAAAACTTATTCACTATTATAAACCACATAAAACATAATTATAAGTATTATTATTACCTATATAACTGTAGCGGTAGTCTATATAGAAATGACTTTGCATTTTCAATGGCGTTACATATACTGAATGGTAGCGTTGCGTTTGACGTGCCATCGTTGCCAATAGAATATCTCAACAATAGTTTCGACCTTGATGACATTTACAGAATAAATTCACATGGTGATATTATAATGTACTGTGCAGATGCTGAAAGAATTACAGAACATATCTTATCGAAGTTTACTAACACAGACTTACATATTATGAATAAGAAAGCAGTAGGAAGATTCATTGATGACTTTTTATCAAACGGAGAAAAGGTTAATGCGAGTCATTCTCATTTGGAGAAAATAGATGAGTAAAGGATATATAACTATCGCACAGAACAGCGAAGACATTGATTACTTAGAAATGTCTTATGCTCTTGCTCTTAGTTTGAAAGCGACCCAAGAGAACAGTAATTTATGTGTCTGTGTAGACGAAGAAACAAAGAAGTTAATAACTGCCAAGCATAAAAAAGTATTTGATGCTATAGTTGATATTCCTTGGAATGACGATGCTAAAGGAGATAAGTGGAAGATACATAATAAGTGGAAATATCCACATATGACTCCTTATGATGAAACTATTATACTTGACAGTGATATGATATTTACAAACAGCGTTGACCACTGGTGGGATTATCTTTCTAAGAAAGATGTTTGGTGTTGCACGAATGTAAAAACATTTCGTAACGAAGATGTGACTAGTGACTACTACCGAAAGAAGTTCACTCAATTAAATCTACCAAACATCTATAGTAACTTTACTTACTTTAAGAAATCAGAATTAACTTTTGAATTCTTTAGAATGGTAGAGTTAATTATGGTTCATTGGAACGTATACTTTGATAAGTTTCTTAAAGGAATTGGACAGAATTGGATGAGTGCGGACGTAGCATATGCGTTAGCAATTCAATTATTAGATATCGAAGAACAAACATGTGATTATGATATCAAAGATGTTCCTACTTTCGTTCATATGAAAAGTATGATTCAAAATGTACCAACAAATCAAATAGAGAGTAACTGGACACGGAGTATAACTAGCGAATTAAGTGATGACTTATCAGTTAAGATTGGTAATTTCACTCAAACATTGCCTGTCCATTATGTAGAAAAGAATTGGATGGACAGTAACAAGATTAAACAACTTGAGGATGCAGTATTATGATAAGTCTTATACATAAAACTGATACTTGTCGTGCTGTTTATTTCGATGGGTTCAGTAATATATCACAGATAACAAACCAAATACTAGACACTAAAGATTTATTTGCATGGTTTGAGATTGAAGATATTACACCATTCCTCGATGGCAGTCTTAAATTCTCTGATTATATAGTAAGTAGAACTGATAATCCATTAGTGTATGAGATTATAAAAACAAGAGTTGATATCAAACGAAGAAACAAAGACAATCAATTACATAAGGTAGTGTCATCAGATGATGCAGATATTACTCTTTCATTAACAGATGACGGAATACTATTTGAGGCAAATGATAAACTAAAGAAAAGTATAGGGGTTGACCCTAACCAACTAGTAAGTGTTGCTGGGAAATCAGAACACGTATTCTTTATAACACACAAAGATAGACCAGAGTTTCTAATTAAGACAGTACTGATACCATTTTCTGAATTGTTATCTACTGGAAAACACGTTAACTTGTTATATAATAAATACAGTATAAGTGTGTATACACAGAAGTATTTTGACAAGTATTCGTGGAGAAAAGTATGAAAGAAACAAAAGTAGTTCTTGGTGACTTAGATGTATTCTATATTAGTTACGATGAACCTGCAAAAGAAGAACATTGGTCAAATCTAATAATGAAGTTCCCATTTGCTAAAAGAGTAGATGGAGTAAAAGGATTTGATAACGCACACAAAGAGTGTGCAAGACAAAGTGAAACTAGTAGATTTATTACCATTGATGGTGATAACATCGTTGACGAAAAGTTTTTTGACTTAGAGATTACTTTTCCAGCAAACACAGACTTAGAAAACTCTATTGTTAGTTGGAGTGCTAAGAATATGGTCAATGGATTAGTATACGGCAATGGCGGTATTAAATGTTGGCCGGTAGACTTAGTGTTAGAAATGAGAACACATGAGAACGCAGAAGACGAAACAAAGAAAGTAGACTTTTGTTGGGACCTAAACTATATCCAAATGAACAATATTTACTCTCAAGTACTCAACGCAGGTTCACCTTTTCAGGCGTTTCGTGCAGGATATCGTGAAGGTGTAAAGATGGCACTAGACGAGGGGAATAAAGTACCAGTCGAAGACTTTCAAAAAAGAATATGGCCGAAGAACTATGAAAGACTATTAACCTGGTGTAATATTGGTGCTGATGTAGAGAATGGCATATGGGCTTGCTTTGGCGCAAGACTAGGGTGTTATGATGTCAACTTTGTAGAAGACTACAAACTAGAAAACATCTCTTCTTTTGATTGGTTCAAGACTTACTTCGAAGAAGAAGTATTGCCATTATGCGAAGGTGGCGATGAGAAGTGTTCTAGGACTGGGGTAGAATGGGACTATGATAAATTGTTTGATGAATGCTTACGTGTTGGTGATATTCTTACTGATAAGATAGGAATGGAAATAGTGGACCCTACGCCAGAACTAGCAAGATACTGGAAAAGAACTTATAATAATCCACCAAGAGTGAATAATCCACTTGCAACAGAGAAGCAAACTGGCTGGGATAGATAATGGCAAACTACGATGATGATGCAACGGTAGCCAAACTCAAACTAAACAAAATATCGCCATCAATGTGTATGGCAAAATGGTTACAAGTGAGTTTGCATTTACCACAAGGACGAACACATAGTTGCTATCATCCTCCAACGCATCCTATTCCATTAGATGAACTTAAAGCAAACCCTAACGCACTTCATAATACGAAATTCAAACTAGAAGAACGTAGACAGATGATGAGTGGTAAGAGACCAAAAGGGTGTCAGTACTGTTGGAATGTAGAAGATGCACCAAACTCATCGGGCGAAGTTGGAGAACAACTGAGTGATAGACACTATCGTTCAAGTGAATGGTGGGTTAAAGATGCATGGGACGAAGTAGTAGAAAATGCATGGGACCATGATATTGCTCCTCGATATGTCGAAGTTAACTTTAATCAAGCATGTAATCTCAAGTGTGCTTACTGTTCTCCTCATCTATCTACTGCATGGGAAGATGATATTAAACAACATGGTTCGTTTAATTTTTCTGATGGCGGTGGACACAATAACATACAAGAATTGAAAACAATTGGCTTGATGCCATTAGAAGTTGCTCGAAAAGATAATCCATATATAACTGCATTCTGGGAATGGTTTCCAAACATCTACTCTAATCTAAAGATTTTTCGTATGACAGGTGGCGAACCTCTCATGGATAAAAATACATTTAAAGTATTAGACTATATTAGAGATAATCCAAATCCGAATTTAGAAGTTTCATTGACAACAAATATGTGTCCACCTGACGATGCATTGTTCGACAAATTTATTGAAAAGATACAAGGATTAGAAAAACCATTAATTGATGAAAATGACCCAACAGTCAAAGAAGTAGACTTCAAAGATTTGTTATTCAATAAGCCAGAAGATAATAAAAGAAGTGTGTTATTCTATGCGGTGGACCCAAAGGACGGTAGTAAATTCGATACTTGGAAACAATACATAGTAGAAGAGACACTACATGGAGTTGATGCTTGGTTGATTCAGCCAAATATAGATATAATCAAATCAGAAGATATTCCACAAAAATTCGAAGGTCTAGGACCTTGCATTGACGACCAAGACAACTCTTTTTTATACTTGAACAACTATGTAAAAGACCCAGAATGGAATAAGTGGAATCATCTATTTGAAAATGTTACGTGTAAACACATTAGTGTATTCATTAGTGTTGATGGCATTGGACCACAAGCAGAATATATTCGTGATGGATTAGATTGGGAGAAACTGATGACTAACGTTGACCGCCTTCTAACAGAAACTACACGAGTTAGTGTAACATTTATTAATACATTTAATCTATTGAGTATTCCTAGTCTAGGTGGATTCTTAGATTATATTCTGACACTAAGAGAAAAGTTTGGATATGACTATCAAGTAGAACAAAAACATAAAGTGTTAGCACAAAAAATATGGTTCGATGTTCCTTATATGAGGGATCCGAATTGGTTTAACATACAGTTAGCAGACGAAGATATGTTGGATGTAATTCAAGAAAATATTGAATATATGAAATCAAAAGTCTTGCCAGATGAAGAATATGGAAAATCATATCACGGCTTTAAGAATTATGAAGTACTAAAGTTAGAAAGAGACCTAGCATGGGCTAAAGAAGGTGGAGAAATGTATGAGGAAGAACTCAGTAATAGATTGGTTCGCTTCTACGATTACTTTAACCAATATGATAAAAGACGTGGATTTAATTTTACAGAAACATTTCCTGAGTTAGTAGACTTTATGCGAGAAGCAAAAGAAGAATATGAAGAAAAATATGCGCCATGAGTAGAAAACTAGCATCAGAATCATTTTTAGATTACAAGACAAGAGTGATGGATCCGAAGAGTTCTTCCTTTTGTGGTGCAAAATGGCATAACGCAACTATTTGGTTAGGTCACGGAGAGACAGTTAGTTGTCATCTGCCCGCTTCACATAAAATTCCTACAGAAGAACTCAAAGACAATCCTACTGCTATTCATAATACTTTGCATAAGAAGAAGATGCGTAAGATGATGCTTGAGGGTGAGAGACCATCAGAGTGTTATAAGTGCTGGGCAGTTGAAGATGAGGGACCAGAAAAGATTTCTGACAGAGTACTAAAGACACGTATGTACACTGATGAAGACTTAGAAGACATACCACTAAAGAAGTGGGATGATGACACGTTTCTACGAACACTTGAAATATCTTTTGATAAGGCCTGTAACTTTGCATGTTCGTATTGTAATCCATCATTTAGTTCTACATGGGTCAAAGATATTAAAGAAAGTGGACCATACGAGCATATTATTTCAGATGAAAGAGAACACTTTTCTAACACTGCTGACTGGACAATAAGTGCAGGTAAAACAGATGAAGACAATCCATATATTTCTGCATTTTGGGAATGGTGGGAAGCAGATGGGGGATTAGCAGATACACTAGAGGGCATTCGAATAACTGGTGGCGAACCCATCATGCATCCTAGTGTTTGGAAATTGTTCGATTGGTTTAAAGAAAATCCAGAACGTGGAAAAAATATGAGATTCGCTATCAACTCAAATCTTGTTCCAGAGAAAGAAAAGACTTTTCAACGATTATTGGATGTGATTGACTATGTTCCTGGCTTTGAAATGTTCACAAGTTGTGAAGCAACGGGACTTCAAGCAGAATATATTCGAGATGGAATTGATTATGACAAGTGGTTACACAATTGTCAAAGACTATTAGCACAACCAAAGTTGAGTAGGATGTACATAATGATGACTATCAATGCATTGTGTCTTTGTTCGATAACAGAGTTTATGGATGATATGTTAGACCTAAGAGTTTCAGATGATGTTGGACCATTTCTGTCGTTGAACCCTGTATATAATCCTGAGTTTCAAAGTATCTCTACATTGCCTACATATATACTAGAACACTACCATGAAAAATTACAAGCATGGTATGATAGAAGAGGCAATGAATTGGTAGATGTAGAAGACGTTCATGTAACACGTCTTATCTCTCTTTTACAGAAAACAATAAATAATCCACACTCAGAAGAATTATTAAAAAAGCGCCAAGGAGATTTCAAGTCATTCTATACACAGTATGATAAGAGACGTGGCAAAGATTTTATGTCAACATTTGACCCAATTATGGTAGATTGGTATAATGGTTTGGCTCCAACTAGGGTATTTAAAATAGAGGCAGGCAATGGCTAGAAAACAACAAGAAACACTTCATCAATATAAAGAACGTATCATTGACCCTATCAGTAAGTCATACTGCGCCGCAAAATGGTACAATGCAACTATCTGGCTAGGACATGGACAAACTACGAGTTGTCATCACCCGCCGGGACATTGGATTCCTCTTGAAGAACTAGAAGCAAATCCTTCGGCTATTCATAATACGCCACATAAGAAGAAAATGCGTAAGATGATGCAAGAGGGCGAACGTCCAGCAGAATGTGAATATTGCTGGAAGGTTGAAGATATGGGCAAAAATCATATCTCAGATAGAGTATTCAAAACTGAAATCTTTAAAGATGAAGATATCCAGAAGTCAGTTGATATGCCTTGGGACGATAATGTAAACTTAAAAACTCTTGAGATATCATTTGATAGAGCATGTAACTTTAAGTGTTCTTATTGTAACCCAGCGTTTAGTACAGCATGGGTGAAAGACATCAATGATTATGGTGGCTATCAGAATATACAATCTGATGGACGCGGACACTTTCAAGACACAGCACCATATGCCGAACCTAAAACAAAACGACAAGAGGACAACCCATACATTCAAGCATTCCATAAGTGGTGGGAAAGTGACCTAGCAGATTGTTTAGAAGAAATTAGAATCACCGGTGGTGAACCTATTATGCATAAAGGTACGTGGAAGTTATTCGACTGGTTCAAAGATAACCCAGATAGAGGACGTGATATGCGTTTTGCCATTAACTCAAATCTATGTCCTGATACTCCTAAAGTACTAGATAGACTTGTAAAAGAATCTTGGCATGTTCCTCATCTTGAAATATATACAAGCATGGAAGCGACAGGAGTACAAGGTGAGTACATTAGAGATGGATTAGACTACAACGCATGGATGAGTAATATTCATAGAGTTTTAAATGAAAGTAACGTAGAAAAACTTCATATGATGATGACTATTAACTCTCTTTGCTTGAATTCTATTACAGAGTTTATGGATGAGATGCTTGATTTAAGAGAGACATATGGCCACAAAGCACCAACTATGACTCTGAATATCTTAAGATTCCCATCATTTCAAGCCGCGGCAATACTACCAGAAGATATTAAAACTTTCTATAAAGAGAAGTTGGATAATTGGTACCAGTCTGAGCGCCCACAGGAGATGATGAGTGATGGCGAGAAAGAAAGTGTTCGCAGATTAGTTGATTACTTAGACATCGTAAAGACCCCACATAAGAACACAGCAGAAACACCAAAGTTGTATAATGACTTCAAGTCTTTCTTTGCACAATATGATATACGCAGAGAGAAAGATTTCGTATCTACTTTTCCTGGTCCACTAGCAGACTGGTTTAGTTCACTCGAAGCAGAAGTCCCATTATCACAGGATATATTATTTGGAAATAATTCTACGAATACAGTAGACCAAGTTATTGACGACCCTGCTACAACAAAAGGGTATGATGGTGGTGACGACTTGCATGAGAAAACAGTGCCTGGTTGGAACACAGAAACCGATAACTTAGGAAGTTAAAGAAATGAAGGTGTTAATTACATCCGCTGAAGGAAGAACGGGAACAACTATGTTACAAGACTTGGTTTCAATAAAACTGCGTCTTGAGAATATGGGAGAACCAATCATAACGTCATCAACTGAGTCTGCGTATAGAAAATCTATTTCTTTGTTAGAAAAATATGACGGATGGTGCTGTAAGTTATTCTTCGATGATGTTGACACTTGGTATAATCCAGAAGAAGTTATAAACTTAATAAAGCCCGATTTGATTATCAATAGTTACAGAGAAGATACCTTTGACCAGTTTCTAAGTTGGCAGACTAGTTATCATAACAACAAGTGGAACTCTAAAGTAAAGTTAGCGTATAAAAAATACACAATAGAAGATGTTGATAATGTAGTAAAAATATTTCATTCTGTTCTACGAAATTATCACCAAACAATGTTGAAATTCAGTAAAGATTTCCATGTCATAAATATCTCATATGAAGAGATTATAAAGAATGAAATGATTTATCTAGGGTTAGATTCTTCTGAATATCTTAATAGTTCAGATGGAATGACAAAACAGAATAGCAAGGAAGAGAAGATAGCACTTGTTAATAACATTAATGAAGTGATGGCTTATTGGAAAAAATATGTTTGATTACAGTGACATAGTTCAAGTTGACTTAGAAGCAAGTAGTCTTTGTAATGCAGAGTGTCCGTCATGCGGACGCAGAGCAAGTGGTGGAATAAAAAATACTATTATGAAAGAGACGTTTGTTACTATAGCACAAGCCAAAGAATGGTTTTCAGAAGATTTTGTTAAACAATTGAAAATGCTAACGATGTGTGGAAACTATGGCGACTCTATGACTAATCCAGACTTGATACCTATTCTAAGATATTTTAGGTCTGTAAACCCAGATATTCAATTCTATATGAATACCAATGCAAGTGGTAGAGACCCACAATTCTGGCAAGACTTGGGTAACATTTTTAAACACAGAGGCACATTAGTATTCAGTGTTGATGGACTTGAAGATACTAATTGGATATATCGTAAAGGTACTCACTGGGATAAGATTATATCTGCTATGACCAACTACATCTCTACTGGTGCAGATGCCAGGTGGGAATTTCTTGTGTTCAGACACAATCAACACCAGATAGAAGAAGCAACCTCGTTGTCAAAAGAACTTGGCTTCAAGCAATTCTACGCAAAGAAGGCAATGGGCTTTCATGATTTTACAGATTCAGCAGGAAAACGACAACACAGTATGAGAGTACACGGAACGGAAGGTCAATTTCAATATACAATTCAGGCTCCCATTGATGTGGACCTTGAAAGAAAGAAATGGGATTCAACAATCGATACACCGAAAGACCCCATTGACCCAGAGTCGGGATATCTTAAAGATATTCAATGGCAATTATCTCAGTCTGTTGTTCCCAAACAAAGAATAGAGTGGCATCAAAAGAGAAGTACACAAAATAGCACAATGGATAACACATTGCCCCTCAGTGATTATGACAAACAACTTAGTGAGAGTGATATAAACTGTGAAGCAATTGCAACTAAAAAGATTTTTGTTAACAGTTATGGTCTAGTTTTTCCGTGTTGTTATCTTGCTTCTATATATGATGATGACTATTCACAGGGCGAAACTGTGGTTCCTTTGAAAGCATTCATAGATAAGTATGGCGAAGAAAGTATTTCGCTTCAGCATAATCCACTAAAATATATTATAGATAGTGAAATATACACTACTGGGTACATTGAAACATTCGAAGATAGAGATATAAGAAACAAAAGATTAAAAGCATGTTCTGTATTTTGTGGCAAGGATCCACATGTACACGAAACATTAAAAAGTTTAAAGACGGAGAACAATCTGATATGAAAATTGTACCAATATGGAAAGATGATGGAAGTTGTGCAGAAGAAAGTGAAAACAAAACCTTCTGTATGGCACCATGGACTCACACATATATTTCTCCACAGGGCGAAAGAAGAATGTGTTGTGCCTCACGGGAAGAACATCAGTTTCAGAGACAATATATTGATGCAACTAATGATGAAGAAACATACGGACTAGACAAAAAAATAAGAACCGATGCAGATGATTTTCAACCAAAATCACTTGACGAACATTGGAACTCTCCATACATGATGGACGTAAGAAAGAAACTTATGGCAGGTGAAACTATTCCACAGTGTGATGTTTGTAACGATGACATCCTAAGTTTGAGTTCATATAAGAAATGGTTTACTGGTCATCTATTCAAACATAAGATTGAAGAAGCATTTGAGAAGACAGATGAAGATGGTAGAACTTCTATGCCTACTATTTCATTCGATTATCGTTTCAGCAATCTTTGTAACTTTAAATGTAGAATGTGCGGAGAGTTGTTGAGTTCAAGTTGGGAAGCAGAAAAGAAAACACATAAACTATGGTCTCCTGAAGAACATCCGTTTATGATACCAGATGTTAAAAAGAAAATGAAGAACTTCACAGTTGATGTTGTTGAACCTGAATTTAGAAAAGCAATAGACGATGGCATTGTTGAAGAGATTTATTGGGTTGGTGGTGAGCCGTTGATGTACGATATACACTGGGAAACATTAGAGAAGATGACACAGGCAGGCACTGCGAAAGACTGTTTTCTACGATACAATTCTAATCTGTCTCGTGTAGACTTCAAGGGTAAGAACTTATATGACTATCTTCCACACTTTAAAGATTGGATGATGTGTGCAAGTATAGATGGCACAGGAAAGATTGGCGAGTTTATTCGAACTGGATTAGTTTGGGAAGAATGGCTAGCAAACTTTAAACAAGGTTGTATGTTGCCAGGTGGCAGAGAAAAGATGATAATAGATTTGACGATAACTGGTCCAGGAATGTTTTCACTCAAAGAGTTATTTGATTTGAGTAAAGAGTTAGGCGTACGTATCGAAACAAAATTGATGTTTGCATTTCATTCTGATATGGTATTCTCCGCATTTGCTTGGCCTAGAGAAATACTTGATAAAGTCATTGATGACAATTTAGCATATATGCTTCCTACCGCAGATAGACTACAAGACACATTAGTTAACACATTAAAAGAAATGAAAAATCGCCCTACATTTGCAGAACAATGGGAAGACCATCACGAACCCTCTGTTGGTGGAAGACAATTTCAAGCAAGATTAAGTCGTATAAGAAAAGACAAAGAGATGGGCATGCCCACTATAGAAGATATTTACCAAGAACATTGTCCTGAATTATACGACTGGTGGATGGAGTGCTGGGATGAGTAATCTAAGAACATTAGATTCAATGGAAAAGACACATCCAGACATGGACTTTAATAATCCTTGGCCTATTAATTTTCATGTAATGGAAAATCTTCGAAGTGGAAATAACACCGAAGGTGGCAAACGCACACATGAAACACAATGGATGTTTGATGAAGAGAAGCAATACAAAAAAGCAATAAAAAATAACCAGACGAATTATAGTTCAGATTTTACTTACAGTTTGAATAAACAAGGATGGAGATGTGACAATTTTGAAGATATGGACTTTAGAATGCAGTCTATAATATATCTTGGATGCAGTCATACTTTTGGATATTCAATTCCAGAAGAAGAAGTTTGGTGTTCCCAGTTACATAAAATGATAGAGAAAGAAGTGAACAAAAAGTATAACTTAATTAATCTTGGCGTACCGGGCGGGTCGGTTGATGAATGGTTGCGATTTATTCCATACATTAAGAAGTTTAATCCAGCAATGATAATCTCAAATACTCCACATGTTGGCAGAATGCTTTATATTGGTGACGAATGGGATATGCCTATCCCACTTACTATTGGTATGGATTTAAAATATCTAAGAAAAACGATTAAGATATACGAACAGTTGTCATTACATGCCAAGGATTGGTTTACATATAAGCACCACATGACGCTAAATGTGATGCAGAGTTTTTGTGAAACATTGAATATAAATTTTTATGAAAGTAGTTTTCCAATTATGTCTGATGATTTCAATAATAATATTGAGCCATATAAGTCCTTAAAGCATTCACAATCAAGATTTGGAAGAGACGGTTCCCATGCTGGTTTTGAAATTAATAATCACTATGCACGTACTATGTTAAGGAGAATTACAAGTGAGTAAAACATTTTGTACATTGCCTTGGATACATTTAGCAAGTCATCCTCATGGCGGAACTACGTTGTGTTGTGTTGCTGACCACCACAATGGTATTTCGCGGTCTAGGAAATACACAAAGTATTCAGACGATGACCCAAGAAGTGTCTCGGGAGACATATTCTTAGATTTAAAAAATAATACTATAGAAGAAGTTATGAACGGAGACTCGTATAATACTGTTCGATTAGAGATGTTGAATGGCGAAGAACCAGAGGCATGTAAGAAGTGTTATAGAGAAGAAGAGGCAGGCGTCTATAGTAAACGAATTAAAGAAAATAAAACATATGAACACTTCGATATTGAAGAGGCTAAAAATAGAACTAACGAAGATGGCTCATTGAACAAAGTTGAGTTAGAATTCGTAGAACTAAGATTGGGCAACATATGTAACGCTAAATGTAGGTCATGTAATCCATGGAGCAGTAGTAAGTGGATTTCAGATTACAACAAGATGCGTAAAAAGTTTACTACGTTACACCTATTCGATAAAGAGTTAAATCAATTTGACTGGCCAGAACAAGAGAAGTTTTGGGATGACTTGTTTGAAAAGACAAAGAACGCAAAAGTATTTTATATTAATGGCGGTGAACCTACATTAATTAAAGAACACTTTAGATTTTTACAGAGAATGATTGACGCTGGAAGAACTGGTGTGAAATTATGGTATAATATAAACTGTACCCAGATGACTGAAGAAATTATCAATATTTGGAAACAGTTTGATGAAGTGGAAGTTGGATTGAGTATAGATGATGTTGAGGCTAGAAATGAATACATAAGAAATCCTACTAAGTGGAAAGATGTGATAGCGACAGTAGACATGCTAATAGAAGCAAGAGACTCATTGCCGTTTTATGATTCCAAGAAACTGTCAATAAACATAACACAAACTGTTAGTTGGATGAATTATTTTTACTTAGACGAAATGATGGACTTTGCAAAAGACAAAGATATAAGAATTCATCATAACTTTGTAACACAGCCAGAAGAATTTTCTGTAAATGTATTACCTCTAGAAATTAGAAAAGCAGTTAATGATAAAATGGCACCATATTTTCCAGAAGACTGGGATCCTAACAAGATGGCACAGATGAGACGTAACGAACAGAAGCCTACTGATTTAAAGTTATTAAAGAAGGCAATGGACTATACAGATGAATTGGATAGCCTCAGAAATGAAAACTTTAGAATGACATTTCCAGAACTACACGATGAACTTCAGGAATACTTAGATGATATTAAATGATATTACCGAAGAGTTAAGAAAGACTGGAAAATTAGCGTTCAGGCCAACCCACTCTCCTTTAGACTGCACTCTTCCAAAAGCCCAACAGATGCCTTTGTCTAAGGATGGATACTATGAGATGACTGATGATTGGAATGTAGACTTACAGACAAGAAGCACCATGTCGCCAATAACACCTGAAGATAAAATTATACTATTTGTTGGAGATAGTTTTACGTTCGGTGATGGAGTAAAACACAAAGATACTTTTTGTGGCCAATTACAGTCTAAAGATTTTTTTAAAGACTACAAGATAATCAACATAGGAATTCGCGGAGCATCAAATGATTTGATTACTAATATACTTTCTAAGTGGTGTAACATGTATGCTAGTCAGATAGAGTATGTTATCATTGGCTTTTCATTTTGCTCTAGGCGAGTATTTTATACAGAAGCATCAAAATCAAAATATGTTTATGATGGTGTTACAAATATTAGTCCGGGTAATTGGAATTCAACAATCGAAGAACACAAATGGTTACAAGATATTTACGCCGCAACTCTAATATTGAGTACTGAAGAGATGGACAACAATAATTTTGAAAGAAATGTATTGCTTACAAAGGGTCTAGGAAAAATACATAACTTCAAAACTTATTGGTGGTCTATAGAAGAACACGCTTGGTATGGTGACCAAAATATCGATAGACTTGAGAACAATTCTGAAAGAATCGATGACGATGACTTCAAGTATATTGATATTGGTAAACCCTTTGACGACCCACCTACTCCTGACTATGAACAGAATTATATATCAAAAGAAGACAGACATTGGAATGAAAGTGGACACTCTATTATTGCAGACAGAATAATCAAAGCGATAGATGAATGTTAAAAGTAAATCTAAATCATTTGCATTTCAAAGATATAGGAGACTCGCAGTGGTGGCGCCATCTCAATTTTAACTTCGATTATTTTAATCTTTCTTTCAGCCAAGATATAAAATTTACAGACAGCAATAAATTAATTTATGAACCAAACATCTCACAAGAATTGGGAAACACTGGTATAGAATGTGTTAAAGATGGCAGCATAGTTAAACTAATTCCAAATAACACTAGAGTTATAATTAGCACAGTTCAGGAACCAATATGTGGCGAGGGTAACTTCTTTTACCACGAGAATATAAACATCAATGATAAATTAGAAACAGCGGGCGCTGATACACATAACGTATGCTGGGCATCTGGTGACTTTTTTGCACCAGAAAACAATACATCTAATATTAAAACGTTCTTTGTTCCTGGATGGAATCATTTCTATTGGGAAGAGATATATGATATACCAGAAGAACTTATAGACCAAAGAACATTTGACCATACGTTTCTGAGTTTTAATAGAATACATAAACCACACAGAATGTACTTCTTGTTGCGTATACGTGAGTTGGGAATGCTAGATAATAATCTAATTAGTTGTGCTAAAATGATGGACGGCGAAACATTTGAAGAACACATAGAATGGATTGTCGCAGACAAAAGAGAACACAAAGATATATATGATAAGTATAATCTTGTTGATAGTGAAAAGTTGAGAACAGAAGCGAACGAATTCATGAACGAGTTGCCTCTAGTACTAGACGTAGAAGACTTTCAACAAAATGGATGCTTCTATGATGATACAGTTTGGAGTTCAGCATCTTTCTATCAGAATTCTTTTATGAGTGTTCTAACCGAGAGTAGTGCGATTGGTCCCGGATGTTATATATCAGAAGTTATATTTAAAGCAATTGTGTTTATGCATCCATTTATGATAATAGGGCAACCGAGAACTTTAGAAGTTCTCAGAGAATGGGGATTTGATACTTTTGATGATGTATTTGATAATAGTTATGACTTAGAAGAAGACATGTTCAAACGAGCAGAGATGGTAATCGAACAGATGGAAGTGATTAACAAACTAACGCCCGAACAATTAGCCGTAAAAACACTTGAATTAAAAGACAGATTAGTGTATAATAAGAAAAGATACTTTAGTAAAGAGTTCAAAGAAATAACAAAATCGTACTTCGATGACGTTTATAATTGGTTAGATAATGAGATACAATAAAATTAAAGATGATAGTAAAACAGAGATAGTATCTGCTGATATATTTGAAGATAGTCGTGGAACAATCTTTAGTTTTCCTATTGATGATAACTTAACGGAATACAATCTTATGGTCACAAAGAAAGGTGATGAAAGAGGATATCATTATCATCCCGAGTTTAACGAGTACATGATGGTAGTCTCAGGCAGATGCGAGTACACAGAGTTTATTTCTAACGATGAAGACATAACTATTACGTTGAAAGTGGGTGACAGCATTCGTATACCTATCAACACATCACATAAGTTTCGAGCATTAGAAGATTACTCTTTCGTTAGTATGTTAACAAAACATTGGGATAAATGTAATGCTCCTATTATAAAGGTAGATAAAGATGGAAATGAAATTTAAATTTGATAATGGTGAAGTACTAACACTTGATGTATTTGATACATCGATAAGCAAAAAAATACTTGAACTATGCGAGACCTGTAAAGCAGATGAAGTTGAACTTTTTCAGCGAATCCTTTCACATCAAGCGGGACGCTCGATGAAGCATCTAGAACATATATCTCACTCTGTCAGACTAGAAGCATTAACATCAATACGTAAAGGCTTTGCACTGACTGGTATTGAACCTAATGTATCACTAAGTGATACACTGACAGTGCAAGATTGTAATATATTACACAGACAGTTTACTATGGAATGTATGAACTGGGGTGAAAAACCATCTGAATATAACATGGAAGACCTACAATATATCAATCAAGGAGTACATGACTACGAATCCACATTACCTACTCCAAATTATATGGAATATGAAGAAGATGATAAATTTAGTAGTGATATGATATTCGGTTACCACACATGGACCGATACTCCAAAGTATACTATAATTCTCACCGATGAAGAAAAACATGCAATATTACAAGAGAGAAAATTTCTCCACGCAGACGTATATCTGTATGACGAATGTAGAGTTGGAAAAAGTTTTCAAGATGCCTGGGCGCAGAACGATGACCCTAGCGAATTAGACATTCAAGATGTTGACCGTGTTGGACCGCTATTTAATTTTAGAAATTCAATACGAAAGAAACTATACAAAAGTAATGAATTTTATAACTGGCTAGAAAAATATGACAGCGTGGACAAACGATACGCAGATATTCCATTTGCGAACATTGTTAGTGGCAGATACCAAAATACACACAGGGCAAATTTATTGGACATCACATGGTAACTCCATTCGACACAGTACATAAGTTTGAAAGAGTGGTGGCTAATTACGCTAATGCTCCATATGGCATTGCAACTGATTGTTGTAGCCATGCTATATTTTTAAGTGCTATATACTATAAGAAGATACATGGAACTTGTACGGTTAAGGTACCAAAGAATACATATGTCAGTGCGCCAATGCAAATGATACATGCGGGATTTAATGTAGAGTTTATTGATAAAGAATGGAAAGGAGTTTATCCTATTGAACCTACAAACATTGTGGATGGTGCTCCTAGATTTACAAAAGATATGTACATTGAAGGAACTTATCAGTGCCTGAGTTTTCAATTCAAAAAGATACTAAGTACTATTAAAGGTGGTATGATTTTAACTGATGATAAAGATTTCTATGATTGGGCGCAACTTGCAGTGCATGACGGGAGAGACATGAGTGTGCCTTATGAAGAAGACAAGATGCAAGTTTTAGGTTATCATATGTTTATGACACCCGAAACTGCTGAGATGGGACTTGAGAACTTTATTAAAAATAAAGTAGTTAACGAAGATGTTGCAGGGTCATATACGTATCCCGACATCAGTTACATAAAGGATTTATAATGGCAAAGATAAAACAGATTGAAGAATGTAGAAGTTGTGGGAACAAAGAACTCACTACCGTGTTTGATATTGGAGATTTGAAAATCAATGCGTTTGTCGAAGAACCAAATCTTGATGTTGGTTCGGCGCCACTTGCATTAGTTCATTGTAACGAGTGCGACTTAGTGCAATTAACACACACCGTGAGAGAAGAAGACTTATATAAGAACTACTGGTACTTGTCTAGGTTAAACAAAAAGATTGTTGATAACTTAGAGAGTATCACAGTAGATGCTTCGTATGAAGTAGAATTACATGACAATGATATCGTAGTTGACATTGGTGCAAATGATGGCACGTTGTTGAGTTTTTATCCTGATAATGTAACTAGAGTAGGCATAGACCCAGCACAGAATATACACAACGAACTAAAAGACAATTGCGATATTATGATAGGTGACTTCTTCAACAAGAAGAATTGGGAAGAGAAGATGGGTGAGCAGAAAGCAAAGATTGTAACAACTGTTGCTATGTTCTATGACCTAGATAATCCAAACTCATTTGTACAAGACATCAAACGCATACTAGACGAGAGTGGAGTATGGGTATGCCAGTTAATGACTGCTCGACCAATGCTTGACACTAACGACCTAGGCAATGTCATACACGAACATTTAGAATACTATTCATACAAAGCACTAGTGAACTTATTAGAACGCAATGGACTTGAGATATACCAAGTGCGTGAGAACGACATTAACGGCGGAAGTTATCAGTTATATATTCAGCACTTGAATGAAGGCAGTTGTGAGTACGAAGAGAATTGTTCAGTAGAACGATACACTGATTGGAAAACAAACATCGATAAGAACAGAGACAAGACCATGAACTTCTTACGTTCTGAAGTAGAAGACGGAAAGAAAGTTTATATCATGGGTGCTAGTACAAAGGGTAATACAATCATGCAATACTATGGACTAGATAATGATGTGATTAGTGGTGCGGCAGAGATACATCCAGATAAGATTGGTAAGTATCTAGTTGGTAGTAGTATTCCTATTGTACATGAAGACGAAGCAAAAGAGAAGGCAGATTACTTCTTAGTATTTCCATTTCACTTCAAAGAATTGTTCGTCACAAGAATTTTAAAAGACTGGATTGCAGATGGCGGTAAACTTGTATTCTGTACACCAGAATTTGAGGTGATAGGCTGATGAACGACTTTGTTTACAAAGAAATATATAGCGAAATCAAAAACAATTATCGCTCAAATTGGACAAAAAGTGATATCGAAAAGATGATGGGGGTATCTTCTATATCTACAATGAGTACATCACGGATGAATGCAATATTAGAGGCTATCAGATACATTAAGAAGAAGAATATACCAGGAGACTTCGTTGAATGTGGGGTATATATGGGTGGTAATATAGCATTAACTGTCTCTGAAATGAATGCCTTAGATATAAATCGTTCTTTCTGGGCATATGACACATTTTCTGGTGTACCTAAAAACGAATTAATAGAGAATGACACTCACATAATAATGAATAGTGAAGGTCCCGGAGAGAGTGTAGAAAGTAGATATTTCGATGATAAATGGTGTTACTGTGATTTAGACGAAGTTAAACAGAATGTTTTAATAATATCTAAAGAACTAATACATTGCAGTGATGAAACAATAAAAGATATTGTAAATGAGAAAGTGACGTATGTTAAAGGCTCAGTTATAGATACGATACCTGCGATATTACCAGAACAAATATCTTTTATACGATTAGATATGGATATTGCGACACCAACCAAACATACACTAGAACATATATGGGACTTGATACCCGTAGGTGGAGTAATACATATAGATGATTATAATATGTTTTCTGGTGTACATGAAGTCGTAGATGCGTTCTTTGAAGACAAATTTGTATACACACAAGAAATAGATGATTGTGCGATTTCGATAGTGAGGTTATCTTAATGTTAATGACAAGTGAGAATATGATAGGGAAGAAGGCACATCCAATTGACGATGTTAAGGGAGTAAGACTAGTAATGATTATTTGTAATCATTGTCCTTATGTCTTGTTTAGGATGCCAGCAATATCAAAGATAATAAAAGAATATAATAAAAGAGTACATTGTGTCGCAGTGAACAGCAACGATGCAAGTCCAACAACAGACGATAGTAGTCCAGAAGATGCACCAGAATTCATGGAAGAGTTTGTGAACAAGTATGGATTAGCATGTGGTTATATATTTGATGAAGACCAAAGCATAGCAAAGGCATATGGCGCAGTTTGTACTCCAGAGTTTTATGTTATTGATGAAGATGATACTATTGTATATCATGGTGAACTAGACCCAAGTCATACAAGTAATGATTTGATGCCAACTGGTAGCAGTCTACGTCATGCATTAGATTTAACATTAGCAGGCAAGTCAATTAATTGGGAACCAAACCCATCATTTGGTTGCAGTGTTAAATGGAAAACAGAATGAAAAAAATACACGCATTTGGTTGTAGTTTAACGGCAGGACATCATTGGAGATATATGTTTACTGATGATAGACCGGACACTATGAGTTCACGAGATAGAATACATGTAAATGATGAGGTAGAGTTACAGAGTTATGCCGTCACTAGTGGGTCAAATGATATGCAACTAATTCAATATGCCAATGAAGTCCACTATAATCACATAGTTAAAGATGATATCATAATCTGGCAAATAACTAATCCAGAGAGAAGAATAGTTAGTACCAGAAATATATATGATACCATCAATCTTCCAACAGACAGTGATGGACGTTTAAGCCGGGATGATGGATATCTTGATGTTGACCATGTTTTTAATCCAGAGATAAGAATTGAAGGATGTGAGTTGTCAGTAAAGTCCCATCTTCGTCAAATGCCATCTTCGAATATCAAAGAATCAAGAATCAACGTATATCAGGTATTATGGCAACTTAATGGAATTAAGAGAGAAAATACCAAACTACTTGTGTTGTTTGGATGGAATGGAATTTTTGAGTCAGATATTGAAAAACAAAATGTGATGAAGTTTTTAAAGAACAAAGATATAGATTACATTGAAGATTCTATGTGTGAATGGTCTATAATAAATGGACATGATATCAATGATACCAATCACCCCACAGATGAAGGCTATCTCGGATTCACTCGTAAAAAACTTATGCCTAAATTACAAGAACTAGGATGGATAGAATGAAAATAGGATTAATAGGATTAGGCGTAGTAGGCAAAGCATGTAAGACTGGCTTTGAGCATTGTGGGTATACAGTTATACCACATGACATTACACTTGACACAAAAATAGAAGACTTACTGGACGCAGAGATTGTTTATCTATGTGTGCCAACTCCCACAAATAACAAAGGTGAATGTGACACAAGCATCGTAGAAAGTGTCATTGCCGAACTACGACAAGCAGACTACGAGGGCGTTATAGGTATCAAGTCAACTGTAGAACCAGGAACAACTGAAAGATTGATTAAGCAATACGATGATAGAATTGTATTTGTGCCTGAATTTTTAAAAGAACGTAGTGCAGAGTATGACTTTATATTTGACCACAAGTTGTTACTAGTTGGAACAGACAATGTAAACTATTATTATCTAGTACAGCGTTCACATGGTAAACTTCCAGAAGATATTATGAGAGTCTCACCAACAGAAGCAGAACTAATGAAGTACTATCATAACACGTTCAATGCGTTGCGTGTAGTATTCTCTAATGTGATGTTTGAGATAAGCGACAAAATGGATGCTGATTATGACAAAATTAAAGAGGCGTTCTTACGCAATACTGATTTACCAGACGAGTACTTAGATGTCAAGCCAGAACTGCGAGGCTACGGCGGTGCGTGTTTACCTAAAGATGTATTAGCAATGAACCATGCATGTAAGAAATTAGGAATACCAAATAAATTATTTGAGTATATTGATAAAGAAAACAAACTGTTTAAGAAAACAGTATTCAAAGGTATGAGAAAATGAAAATACTAATCACTGGTGCCGCTGGATTTATTGGCCAAGCATTAGCAAAACAACTAGAGAACAGTGAGCATGATGTTCGGTTGACTGATATACGTGAGCCTGCTAACACATACGGACACACGTTTGACACATGTGATTTAACAAACACAGAATCAGTTACGTTTTTACCAGAAGCAGATATAGTATATCATTTGTGTGCGTATAATAATACTGCACACTTCTATACAAAACCATTGTCTGTTATAGATAGCACTATGACTCCAACTATCAATCTAATTCATAGATATAAGTATTCAAAAACAAAGTTTGTATATGCGAGTAGTAGTGAGATATACGCAGGTGGGGTACAACTAGGTATTACAGAAATACCAACACCAGAAATCAATATAGGTATAATCAACGAGATAGATAACACACGATGGAGTTATGCCGGTAGTAAACTCATGGGAGAGATTGCGGTACATGCCGCACACGAAGAATATAATTTAGATTATGTAATCATTAGGTATCATAATGCATATGGTAAAGAACAGAAGAATCATTTTATTCCAGAATACGCTGACCGATTAAGAGAAGGTGACAATGTGTTATATGGTCACGATGAAACTCGTGCGTTTATATATATTGATGACGCCGCTGAACTAACTCTTAAAGTTGGTGAAAAATTAGTGAATGACACAATTCACATTGGCAATCCAATAGAATCCTCAATCGGAGATGTTGCTAAGATTATAAGAGAGATTGTAGAGGTTGATAGAGAACCCACATACAAAAACGCACCCGCTGGAAGTGTTTCCAGAAGATGCGCCGATGTTTCTAAGTTACTGTCTTTGGTTGGTGATTATGAATTCACAAGTCTCAAAGACGGGTTAATTAAGACTTTGACCTAATTACTTTGCAGTTAGATACTTTGCTTCGTTTGGCTTCAGTAAGTCAAAATTAAAATCACCTTCATTTAGCAACACCATACCATTAGTTTTGTGTGCTGAACCTCCCAAATATATATCCATGTCTCCATCTTTATCTAGGTCTCTAAATTTAATCATACTGATAAAGGCGTTCCATGGATTTGCTTCGTGGTCAGGCACATAGTCAGCAGGCGCCTCAAGTAAATGAAATAGCCCGTGGTCTTTAAACTTCTTGTTACCTAAGTTTTCAATAATACTGACCGCAGTACCAACATAACGATGTCCTGCTCTACTGTAGACAATATCTAGGTCACCATCACCGTCTAAATCGGCTGCTGAAACTTCAGGAGTGTTACCTAATTTCCTGTGCCTCTTTAAGTTGGTTCTGTTGTTTTTGTGAAAATTACCTCTGCCATCATTCCAAACAACAGCGGGAGACATATGTGAATCTTTTGAAGAATCAAATTCCATTGAACCCACTAGTACGTCTAAATCACCATCACCATCCATATCAGCAAGTTCTAGGGCAAAAGAAAATATACCACCACACTTACGTTTCTTTAGAAAGCCTGTGCCATCATTCATTAAACACCATAAAAATGTTCCTGTTCTCCAGTCAGATTCCGTGATAACAACATCCATATCGCCGTCATTGTCAATATCACCAACAGCACCGCCATGGTCGAAATTAGCAAAATTAGGATGACTTAGGTGTGTATCTGATGATTCTAACCAAGTACCGTTCGGTTGGCTTAAAAAGTAACTGTCTCTAAAGCCATCATGAGTACCAACTCCATGGTCATAAACATAAAAGTCAAAAACTCCATCATTATTATAATCAGCAACAAGACTTCCTTTTCCTAGTGACAATCCTGGGTCTTCACGGTTATCAATAAGAAGCCCTTTTGCCTTAGTGAGTTTGCGATTTTCATCACCTAAGAATAACTGTGGTAAAGGTTTATTCCCTTTACATTCACCACCACCACAAAGTCCACCAGTATTATCTCCAACCATATTCTGAGCATCATACTTCATAGACCCGACATAAATGACATCAACATATCCATCATTATTAAAATCACCCATCTGCCATGCTTCTTTAATTTGAAATGCTGGGTAATAACCTCCAAATGGCGCCATGAAGAAGTCAACATTGGGGTCGTTTTCAATATCAATGCCCGCTAATCCTACTGGACCACTGGAGACTGAACTGCTATTAGATGAACCGTTACATGCATACACAAAATAAGAACCATCAGCAGAAATGCTTTGAACGGGCTCGCTACCATCGGGACATCCAGCGGCTTTAGTAACCCCTGTACAACCGACAAGTAATACTACGAAAGAAAACAGTGCAATTATATTTCTCATACTTTATACCTCTATCTTTTTAATTAATATAAGTATATTATAGCACATTCCTCGGTTCTGTCAAGTTTTCAAGTGATATAACGCTCATAAAGTCGTATTCATCAGCATTTGGCTCTTCAAACATCTTATTTGTGTCTTCGAATCTACTCTCTTTGATAGTATTTAAATATATAACAAAGTCACCATCAAATATTTTTCTTGTTTCTCTAGTAGGACAAACAAAATCAACCACGACTATTCCTCCCATAGAAACAATTTCATCTGCTAACTGTCTCATTCTCTTTGCTTGTCGTGTTCTACCTTCAGAACTAAAGTCCCAGTCATTATATTCTTTTCGCACCTCATCAGCATTTAATGATTTAGCATCTAGTGATTTTACCAACTCATTTGCTAATGTTGTTTTACCACTTCCTGGTAATCCAAAAATCAATATCTTCATTGTTGTCTAGTGTTTCCATAATGATTAACTTCAATGTCATCATCACCTATAAATTTTCGCCATGGGTCAACTACAACTGAGCCCGATGGGATTTCACAATATAATTGGTCAGTATCATCACCCTCTTCTTGCATATACTTGTATGTAGTACTTGCACTATGAGCCAGCAAGAGTACACAAGGACCATCAGGTTGATTATCATCTCCTGTGAGTGGGTCAACATATGTAACTTCATGACCTCTCTTATTTAAAAAGTGGGCAATCAACATACTGTAACTTCCATCTAAGTAATGAACTCCTGGCTTATATGATTTGCCATGAATAACTATGGGCAAGTCTCTTTCGTTAGCATAATACTCTAATCGTTTTGCTATATTATCTGCCTGTATCTCACGTGCATTCATAATAGCATCAAACAAATCATATCCTAAATTTAACTCTTCAGCCATGTAGCGTAGTGCAATGTTATCACGTGGATGACAACCACCACCATCACCCATTCCAGCAGTCATATATTGTGGTCCCATAATACGCATCGTAGAATGAGCAAGAGCAGTTGTTACCACGTCAACATTAATGTTGCCTTGCTTCTCTGCTACATCTTGTATCATATTCACCAGACCTATCTTAGCACTGATGAATGTATTGTAGAAAACTTTTATACATTCACATTCGTCCCATGTGCCTATTTCATATCGTGGATCATTTTCCATTATAGTCTTATAGAAGTCAACTAGTTCTTTTGCATCACCAGTCTCACTTCCGTCTTCCGTTCCAATCATGACCATCTCAGGATTAACCATATCCCATGCAACAGAACCCATTGCGATTAAATATGGATTATATATAAATCGTGTGTTAGTCACATGCTTAATAAACTCTCTGCGTACTGTTCCCGGAAGAACAGTAGAGATAAGAACAAGTAATTGATTCTTGTTCATAACTGCATTCGCTTTTTGTATGACTTCGATTACCGCATCATATCCAAAATCTTTTGGTGACAAATGGGCAGTTGGCGCACTCCCATCATACGACATATCATGAGGAGTAGGAACTGCGATGAACACTATGTCTCTGTCTTGTACTGCTGACGAGATGGTAGTGAACATAGTAATATGTTTAGTATCTTGTATTTCTATATCATACCCAGATACGTCATGTCCTTTCTGTGCAATTGCTTCAGCACATGGCATTCCTAATTTTCCGACACCTATAAAACCAATCTTCATCTTTATTCCTTGTGAGATAATTATACACGTATTTATCTTAGATAAATAATTGCATGACAGAGAATAATAACAAACTAACAATCGATGATTTGATAACAATAACTCAGATGCAAGGATGGAATAATGCTAATGTGCCCGGACATGTCTGCCAAGACCCTGGCATCTTTAGGTATCTTCCAATACTACAACCAACTACAACTGAAGTTGGGTTTTCATATCTGGCTTATATCCGTTTCAATGCCGGTATGGAATATCTCAGTCAGCCAAACTTACGTCCAAAACATAATAACCGAGAAGGCTTCTTAGAAAATGATCCTGAATGGTTCACAAAAGGTCAAACAAAATACAGAGATGGAATTGTACCCAACTTTCTACATGAAGATTTAAAATCTGGTAAATGCGAGAAAGTAATAATGGACTATTCCCTGGAAGGATTCCACGAACTAGACTGGGACTATATTAGTGACCTATTTGGTATTAAGAAAGACAAAATAATTTTGCTAACATCTATAGTCAATGCAGAATTGCTAAATGCTGAAAGTGAAGTTACTGTATTATATCACAATCACTGGGAACAATTTGTGGCGCAACTACCTTTTTATTCAACAGATACGGAACAAAAATTATTTCAAAAACGAATAAAGCAACAACTTCAAGATATTGACAATTTAAAAATAAGAAAATATCACGGATTAAACTATAATCGAAGACCTCACACACACCGAGTTTATTTACTTTCAAAGTTGCAGTCTCTAAATTTGATAGAACAAACATCGTATAGTTGGGGTGGATTTATTAATGAAGGTTTAACTCTAGACCATTATTCAGAGTGGAGCACAAACGTTGACAAGGCATGGCAACTCGCGGCTGAACGTGGTGACTTCCTTAAGGGCAATAAGGATTGGGAAGGATTGAACTGGGCATTGCACCACCCAAAGAAGTCATTTCCCAACGAAGACTTGAACATAAACAAAGCAGACAGTATAAATTTTGACCATGTTAAAGATTGTTATTTTCAAATAGTATCTGAAACTTTTGCACTGCATACCGACCCACATGTATTCTTGTCTGAGAAGGCATTTAAACCATTTTTGTGTGGCATGCCGTTTGTTATGTGGGGCACAAAAGGTTCGGTAGAAACGTTACAGAAAATGGGATATAATACATTCGATAGATGGATTAATCATGATTACGATTCGTGCGATAATTCTGCAACTAGATTTACAGCATTAACAGAAGAAATAAAAAGACTATACGCTATATCACCAGAAGAGTGGAGCATCATGTTAAAAGAAATGTTACCAGATATAATACACAATTTTAATACTATTATCGCTAAAGGGTACAGTAATAAACCCAAACTACCATTGCTAGTAACAGGGTTTAATCCCAAGCCAAGAAGGTTTGATATAGATTTAAGTGGCTCAATAGTTTATCTTGATATGGACAAAGTAATCGAATAAGACTAACTATTATTTTCTAAGAATGAATGCTATAAAGCAACAGTAAAGTAAAAATACTATAAACAGTCCCATTAGATTTCTATTTCATTTAATCCAAATTCTCTATCTAAGTATTTATATTCTACTTTAACTGGGTCCCAAACTTGAATATGTTCCATTACTTTTTGTGGGTCAAAAGGACCGCAAGTATAAACATCTAATTGTATTAGGGCTGGGTCTGTGTCATTCCATACATGACATGCGAAGTGTGATGTTTCAATAATAACAACACAGGTTGGTCCGTTGTTACCTGGCATATAATCTATATTTGCTGATATGGGACCTGATAGGATTTTCATTCCTATTTTGTCTACTAGTTCCACCATCCACTCTTTTAATTCATCTTCTTCTGGTGGCTTGTTGGCTTCTATTCTCAATATGATATGTTTGTGTACTAAGTCCATGCTCATCTATCTCCTCCTTTGATATCTAATTGTTAGTACTATTTATTAAAGTCGGATGTATATTGAGTGGTGTATTCTTAACTCATAAAGGCTAGACCGATTTCCCACGCAATCCAAAATGATGCCATGAAAAGAATTACATTAATCCATTTTCTATTTAAACGTTCTATGTTGTTCATAATATTTCCTGTTAATTCTATTTACTCATTCCGTATGCACTACCTGTAAGTATTGCACCAAAAGCCAAGTGAAATAATCCGCCACCCATGAGAGTGAATGGTGAATGTTGTGCTGTAATCATACTCATCAATTCTAACTGAACCAATACCTG